ATGCCATTATGGTTTAAAGATTACACTAACATTATCAAATTTAGGTTTAATACCTAATATCAAGTAAGTAATTTCTACTTGTAAATCGTTCTGATCTTCTTCAAAGTCTACATCCACTGTTACAGCGGTAACTCTAGGTTCCTGTGTCTCAATAGACTGCTCAATCCTGTTTTTGATCTCTAATTCCATAGAAGGTGTAGAGTTTTCAAATAATAGACCAATTATATTACCACCGAAGAATGGATTAAATGGTTTTTCGTAAAAATTGTATAGAACAATGTTCTTGACAGATTCCTTAATTGCAGCTTCGTTCTTCAGTGCCAAAATATCGTTGGTAACTGCATTCTTTTCAAATGTTAAAGAGAAATCCCTAAAAGATTTCGATGTCAAAGACATGTCGAACGTATACTATCCTTCAATAAGTTATTTATACGTCTTTTTTAGATTTTCTGTCAGAACGTGGGTCTGTAATTAGATATCTGCAATATTCATTGCCATGGTCATAAAAATGATCTGACATATCTACAGGAATGTTAGCATTCCTTTTACCATCTACGATTCTATTTGCCTTGGCCACGATACCTCTTCTTTGCTTTGTTTCTTGATGTAGCAGCATACTTCGTGTGTTGTCCACGACCCTGTGCTGTTTTCTTTGGTTTTGTCTCCACTGTTGGAAGACCATTATTAAATCGAGTTGCCATAAATTATCCTGCAAAAACGTTTGGTGACCCAGCTGCAACAGATGTGCAACCAGATATCCCATCTCCTACTCTACCACATCCTTTGCCATTTACAAATACAGTTGTACTTCCTGTAGCTATTGATGCTGAGTGTGGAGGACACACAGGAGCAGGGGGAGGAAAGAGATGAGTTGTATTACTATCTCCCTGACGAGAGATGCCGATACCATTACAAAAGACATCAGAGGAACCTTGTGCTCTGGTCATACCAGAACAATGAGTTACGTCTGCGTCACCTATACGGGTTACTGCGGGCATTACTTTCTCTCCCTTGATGCGATGATTCTTAAGTATTCTGAATATTTGCTCATTGTGACATGATCATTGACACTATGTGGTTCTGGTAGAGGTGATGGATTAAACTCGATCAAATGATCAAACTCATCGGGAAGGTCACCACACCTATCGAATTCGAGGAGTTTACCCTCGTCTTTAATTACGAACTTTCCTTCAAGATCATCCATTGGATTAATCATAATACTCCGAACTATTTAGATACCCTACGCGGGGTACGACGCGGTTTTTTCTTCTTAAACAATCTTTGATAAATTGGTCGCACTAGAAATAGATCCAATGCCTCAAACAGGAATATCACTCCGAATCCAATGATAACTCCTGCTAGGATCAGTCCTTCAAGTATCTTCTTACCAATTCGTATCATCGCCTTCTGTCAGAGTTCCGACAGTATGTTCTACAATCTCTGTAATGGTTCTATCATGCTCGACAACAACATCAACGAGTCTTTCATACTCACCATCTAAAGTTCTCTTCATGAGGAGTTTAGAGTTAGATACCTTTCTCTCTAAGGCATCCAACCTCTCTAATATCTCATCATACTTTCTATCTGTATGTGTATGGTAATCGCCTGACATGAATCCTCCTAATCTTGTTTAATGTCAAAATGCCATTTGATATGTTTAATGTAATCAAATGTATCTCCTATGTCCTTATCGCAATCTGTTTCATACTTTCTATCACAAAGGAATTTACGTAACCCGTAGATAGAATCATATGTGCCGACCTCATCAAAGTGGTCGTCAAAAAGAACGTAACGCATAAGAGAAAAGGATTGTGTAGTATTTATTGTATCAGAGTTTCAACACATTGTCAAGTGCAAAGATATCCAACAACATTGTCTGGTAGATTCTCTAGTTCTATCATCTTATACCTTGATTGTGGAACTAGTTGAGTCATATCCTTGTCTATCTTCTGAGACATGTACTTTGCTATCTTTCCCTTCTTCCATTTAGTGTATGCTTCCTTTTGACACCAGATGTCAAAGAATATTTCCATATCATCAGTAACCTCTGTAGGGTCAAAATACCTCCGAGAAATTTTTTCAAAGGGACGTTCTCTCATATATTCAATATCGACTCCGACACGTTCTCTAGAACATGCTACAACACAATATGTGTGAGTGTCAGATTTATTCCAATGGACGTTGATGGGTTCTACACAACTGTCTACAGGTTGCCTTGCAATAAACTCTCTGAGGGCAGCACGAGTCATTGCCTTACCATTATGATTGGGTTCATCTATATTTGTGAAGAGGAATACTATAGTAGACCAATCTTTTGTTTCAAAAATTACCTGTGGCATTTTTTACTAGAAATTTTTTTTATTTTTTCGCTCGCGTTTCCCATACTTTATAGATTGGCGTCTCTGGGACTCCTTTAAACGACCCCCCGCCACGCGAACTGGGTTGGGACTGGATCGCTGCTTAAGTTCGACTTAAAGAGCAGTGCATCGCTCACCTTGAAAGTCTTATGCGATCCAGAGATATGTGGTCTTACATTTAGATGAGGGATTACAATTGCTCTATTTCAGCACTACCTACATCAAGTTTGCCACTACATCAGAAAGGACAATCCTCTGGCACTGTGTACTGTGGTGACTCTCCACTCATCCATGCTGTACGCTGTTCGTCTTGCCATTCCATGTGAGCAACACGCTTGAGCATCTCATCTGTATGCTGCTGCTCCATCATCTGCTGCCATGTCAGGTCATGCTCTAGCATATACTCTGTATATACTATGTCACGATATAACCCCGTATCCATATAACCCCCCTACCCGTGAAAGAGAGGTCGCATGTAGTCTTTGAATTCTTCTCTCATGTGATCTGCAAGAATTCTCAACTGTGCTTCAGTGCTGTTGTTACCTGATGCAACGATCTCATCATAGCATGCCTGTGAGACCCCCTTGTCTGTAAGATCGTATTTGTGTAGTTGAACGTGTTTGAAAAATGACATGTTTAGAAACCTCCGTTACAAGCGTCGTTTAGTTTTTCAAGGTAATCTTGATATGTGTCAAATGGATTTGACTTCTGCCAAGAGTTGAACCAGTAGCAGTTGCTACCATCTTCAAGTATAGGGTCTGGGGTCATTTCACCCCCTACCTTGCGTGTTAGTTCTGTTCTAGTCTCTGCTAGAGTGATACCCTTTTGTGCTAACTGTGGGTAGAATTCGTTATATTCAGATTGGTTCATAATGACGTCTGTAATTGTTTATAGTTCTATTATAGCAATGGATCAGGACTATCCGTGGGTTTATCCTGAGACTGTAACAATTCGTTACTTAGTCGTTTTGCCTGATCCATCAAGTCGTAATACTCGGTGTATTCTGACTTGTCCCAAGGTCTAGACATAATCCCAAGGTGCGGGTTCGCATATCTTTTCAATGAGAGAATCAAAGGCATCCTGTGATTCATCCTCTACCCATCCGTTGTCTATAAAGAACCGTGCCATTGTGACCAATACAGATTCCTCTGCTTCGGTCATGATTAGTTCTCTTTTAAACTCAGCGGATGAATCCGCTGATGTGTCTACTATAGGTTTACCCATTGCGAACCTCCATCCATTTGAATTCTGAGATGCTACCAACTTTCCAGATTGTAACTGGTCTGCCTAGTTGCTCTGCAGTTCTTTCTGCGTGTGCCTTTGCCTGTGGGAAATGTGTTCCGTCGAATACGTCTGCCCATATCTTGACTTCGTTTCCGTAGTCTGTTGGTTGAACTGCCCAAGTAGTCATGTTGCTTGTTGGTGATTGGTTTAATATACTTATTATAGCATCGTCGAATGCGTTAATAAGTGTTTGTGTGAGTATTGATATATTTCGTAACATTAGTGCCTGTCCGAAATATACCACACTCCGTATCTGTTGATTCTCTGAGGTTCAAAGTTTCTCTTTGACATCTCTGCTAATGCTGATTGGACTATTGGATTGTCCATTGCTGATTGGTTGACTAGAACCTTTCCGTCGTAGATTGGTTGTAGTTTGTCGTTGAACATAAGAGGTTTGTTTAACTACTTCTATTATAATGGATAAAAGGGGGAATAAAACCCCCTGTGTGTGAATTGAAACAATTAGTTACAATCAAAAATAACTTCGTTTAATTCGTCAATGTTTGCTTCGCCCCAGTCTGCTCCATCAGGTGTTGCGAATGACCCTATCATTGCTTGCATTTCATAAAGAAAATCCATGTAGTCTTTACAGTCTTTTGCTATGCTGTAATAGGTTTGGTCGTTGTTAATCCAAAGAGCAACGTTCCAAGTTGTCCAATCTGACCAACCATTATATTTTTCTTTTTTATCCCAAAGGTTGATCGATGGTTGAATTGCTTTAAACATAATTAAAAGGGGGTTAAATGCTTATACGTTAATTATAATTGCTAGGGGTGGAAATGCAACCACCCTTAACAAAGTTTTAACAATTACCAGTTGTTGCAGAAAATATATCCATTAGACTCGGTGTAGTCGTAACTTAGATTCTCCCATGTCTCCTCCCAATCAATGGCGATCCAATATGGCAAGTCGTGTTGTATGTAACCAACGTCAGATACAAATGACTCCGCAAATGCTGCCCCGCTGCGATAATGCCCCATGTATGCGTCATTAAGGTGTTCAACGTCCATGAGATCAAATTCCTCAAGAAATGCGTCTACTGTCTCTTGGTCGTATTCATCAACCATTTTTGTGTAGTCTTCATAGTAACACATGAAGTCTGAATTTCCATGAGTTTCGATAAACTCTTTCATTTCATCTTCGTCATGACCATCTTCGAGAAGTCCCTCTAGGTGTTCTTGAACATGTTCATCAGTTGCAAATGAAGATGTTGGTGCGATTTCGTAAGGCATAGTTTAAGGGTAACTGTTTTAAGTATAGGATAAGGGGTCACGCATGGCAACCCCCAAATATTAAATTAATATAAAGAATATCCTACGACTTCTTCTCCGAACATTTCCGAAGCATCAACCGCATGGAATCCAGTTGTTAAAAGTCCGTCAATATATGATTCGTCATCATACTGATCGGGTAGGTCATCTTCTTCAACATCATAACCAATGTTGATCTCATCTTCAAGAAGTAAATCTTTGTATTCGTCAATAGTCATTTTTGTAAGGGAAATTTGTTTACATTCCTACTATAGGGCAGCTGGATTTTTTTGCAACGGTCCTTGTGCCAGTTTATTTTCTGGCACAACGTCGCTTGATTTCTGCTTTTGCGAGTGCTAACCTTTGGTTCTCTTCCTCAGTATTGAGAAGTTCCATTATACTGAGTGCACGTATCATGTTACGTAACCCGTACGTCTCCATGTTACGTACGTAACCCGCCTGATTATAGGTGTCGATCATCTCATCACCTCATCAACTAGGTTATCGTAGGTTTGAATGTCCCAACCTTTCTGCTCTGGGACTTCCATTTCGTAGGCAAACATAACTAGTTCTTGTAGGTAATCTAGTTGACTTTCTGTTAAGTTGAGTGTTTTCATAAGGGAATCTCGATCTAGTTGTATTATAGCATGAATGTCTAGTCGAGATTGTTAAGATATGCTTAAGTCTCGACTAGATTTTTTCGTTAGACTTTCATTCCGTCAACGAATGGTTTAAGTGTTCCAAAGTCTGATAGGAACCACTCAAAGTCTTTCTGAATGACTCTGGCACCGTTGCAAAACTCATCGAGAATTGCATTTAGTCTAGATTTTGTGGTGACAGTTTCCCACCCGCAAGAACTAATGTTAAAATCATTAGATGCAGTATCAAACCACGCAATGCAATTACCGTGAAGTAAAACATTAACTTCGGTGGTAACACCATTCTCTTTGAAGCAACGAACTGTAGTATTTGAACCTGACCAGTTCTTTCTTGAACGGATTGCCATGTTCATTTGCTCTTCAATCTTTCTCATAATGTAGGGGTGAATGATTTACATGTTAATTATAGCATTGGGGTTACGCATGGCAACCCCAAGTGGACACTTTCTAAACTGTCCTACAGATACCCTGCTGTCTCCATTCCTGGTTCATCATAGAACCAAGAGAAATGTAAGTCCTTGAACATTTCACGCAATCGGTAGCAAATTGGTTCGGGTGGTGCCCACGCAGTTTCAAAACTGACTTCCAACTGTTCCTCATCCTCATATTCAATTTCTACATTTTGTGCGGTAACATCCCACTTGGTTCCCCAGTTCTGGATGTTCCAATGATACCATCTATCATCATTCTTACCATCTGGGAAATTGTAGGTCTCCCACATAATCTCCCCAGTTTTAGGGTTCTTCATTTGTTCGAGTTTTGGAAACTCTCCTTTTTCGTTGGGCAATCTCTTCCAGTCTGGGGACTGAATGATGTTGTTAAAGACTGATTTCTCATCTTTGAAAATTTCTGCAACTTTTGCTAGTTGTTCGGGTTCACCAAAAACTTTGACTTTGTTGTTGCACCAATTAGGCATAAGGGACTCCTTTTGTGTATGTATTAATTATAGGTGATAGTTACACGAATGCAACCGATAGTGGACAGTTATTCAAGTGGCACAAACCAGCCCATTTCTGCATCATTCCAACTAGGATTAAGTTTATTGGTTTTCCATTCATATTTTTCAATGATTTTACCTGCACCTAAGAGATCACCGAAACAACGCTCACATAGGCATTCATATCCCGCTGGCATTTGATAATCTTCTTGAATATCCCCGTGCCAGTAATAATACCTATGGGGTTCATAGAGCGGGTCTTTTTCAAGTTCTTCTTCGGTGATATCCTCACCGTCAATCCAGTTGTCATCGTAACATTCACACTCATCGCATAGTGCCATTAGTCCACCTCCACATACGAATAGAACAAACGGTAGTAAAGATCGTTCATCAATCCAAACTCAAACGATGTTGATGCGAGTTCTTCAGTTTCGCCCTCATAACATCTCAGGATTTCTTCGTAATTCATCAGCGGGGTATAACGTTTACATTCCTACTATACTCCATCTGCACATAAAAACAACCCGTAATGGACACTTTATAAAGTGGCACATTCGAGCTTGAATTGAGTATTTAATTGGATTATAATGAGTTTATAACAAAAACAAGGGTCTGGGGTAGGACTGACGGAAAACCTTCGACACTCCCCGAGCCTGAAAATAATATCTGTAACCTTTTGTAACAATTGGGATGCATCTTACCACAATCCAGCTGCCCTGTCAACTTCAATTGTGCCACTTCAAGTTCTGTCCACTGATCTTGGCGGGAGCCGCTCTTGTACGCTAGAATGGATGAACTCGTCGGGAAAAAGATTGATGCTTTTCGCCCAATCGATTTTTTCGACCTTCAGATCGTCCCAACACTCAATATCTAGTGTGACCGTGTACACGCACTTGTGCATGATGTATCTCGAAGTGTATGTACATATGATAGCACATATCTCGACGAGACGCAATGTATGTGTGCATATGATGACACGTCTCGACTAGATCCATTGAGAGGATCTCGACTAGTTTCCTATGCTCATACAGTATATGAGATGATGAATGATGATGAGTATCTCGACTAGTTCTTATGATGAGACCTCGACTAGACTTATGAGATTGTGTGAGTATCTCGACTAGAAAAATTTATCAGACCTCGACTAGATTTTATGTGTGGGTTTGGGGATTTTTCCGCCCGTTGGGTTGACAAACCGCCCGTCTTATGCTACGCTCGCTAAGTCCACAACATCCAGACACATTCTAACCAGAATACCTACAGATTATGAACAGATTACAAAACCAAATAAAACACGCTTTTATATTTAAA